TCATAGACGAGTATAGTCGACGGCCTAGAGACTATGATCGGAAACTAGGAGGATATAATTATGGCACAAACTACATTTTCAGGACCAATATTAGCTGGTACTATTAAAAATACTACAGGTACTACTGTTGGAACTGACATGAAAAACACAGGACAAGTTGTAATGGCTCAAACATTTGCAGTAAGTTTAGCAGGTGGAGCACTTGCAGCTTCAGCAACAAGTGTAATCATTCCAGCAAACTCACAAATCGTTGATTGTGTTTTTGACGTAATTACAGCGTCATCAGATGCAACTAACATTAGTGTTGGTTTCGTTGGAGGAGCAGCTACTGCTCTTGTTAACACGTTTGCAATCGGAACTACTGCGGGTAGAAAATACCCTACAACTCAAGCAGGTGGAGCTTTAGCTTGGGAAGATATCGGAACGTCTGATCAAAGATTAAACGTAACTAACTCTGCAGCTACAACTGCTGGTGAAGTTAGAATTACTATTTTGTATTTACAAAATAATAATTTAAGCTAATAAATAATTAGTGTGGGGCTTCGGCCCCACATAAATTTAACGGAGAAAAATTATGGCAACATCAGATCAACAGTTTTCTTGCAGAACTTCCGACGGAAGATTTGGTAGAGCAACAGACGCATCTAGTAATTTTATTGGGCCAGCTAGAATAACTTATATTCAAGCTGAAGGAGTGGCTAACAGTAATATTAAAATTTATGATGGAACAGATGCAACTGGAGCTTTAGTTTATGAAGCTAACTGTGGAACAGAAGGTATAGACGTTTATGTTCCTGGAAGCGGAATTAGATGCAGAACTGGAATATATTTAGATTTAACTAATACTACATCGGTTACTATCGGTTATACTGGCTAGGAGGTTAAATGGCTAACACTACCTCGGGTACAACTACATTCGATAAAACTTTTTCTATTGATGAAATAATAGAAGAATCTTTCGAACGTCTTGGTATTCAAGATGTAACAGGTTATCATTTAAAGTCTTCAAGAAGATCTTTAAATATAATGTTTCAAGAGTGGGGTAACAGAGGTTTACACTACTGGGAAGTTGGTGAGTTAAATTTAGATTTAATTGAAGGACAAGCAGAATATAAATTTTTTAGATCAAGTGGTGATGGTACAAGTGCTACGTCTACACCAAATGGTGTATACGGAATATCCGATGTCCTTGAAGCACAATTAAGATCTAATAGAACACAGACAACACAATCAGATAGTCCTATGACTAAAGTTGATAGATCAACTTATGCTGGTTTCTCAAACAAACTTTCAAAAGGTACACCTAATCAATATTGGGTACAAAGACTTATTGATCATGTAAGTATTAGTGTTTACCCAACACCAGATTCAACAAATGCATCTAAAGATATGCATTTCTATTATATAAAAAGAATTCAAGATGTAGGTGACTATACAAATGCAACTGACCTACCATTTAGATTTGTACCATGTATGGTTTCAGGATTAGCGTATTATTTATCTATGAAATACAATCCACAACTTACACAACAAATGAAACTAGTATACGAAGATGAATTTCAAAGAGCATTACAAGAAGATGGTTCAGCTTCTAGTACATACATTACACCGAAAGCTTATTACCCAGGAACATAATGTCAATATCAAAAATAAAAGACACACCTAAAATTATTAAAAGTCTACGTAAAAAATTATTTCCTTTGGAAATTAAACCGGGACCTGGTGTAACAGATAAATTTCCTAAATTTGATAAAAAAAGTCCTTATTTTAATGTTGATGAATTGGGGTCTCCTCCGCTTCATAGAGGATATGGCACTTCTGGAACACAAAAGAAAAAACAAAAAGAAGTAGGTCCTAAAATTGAAAAAGAATTTAAAAAACAAGACAAAGAAAAAAAAATAAAAGAATTACAAATGGGTGGATCAAAATATTTAAGAGGTGGTGGAATTGCACAACGTGGGTTAGGTAGAGCATTTATGAAAGGTGGAAGAGTTAGATAATGGCAAAGTACGCAACAGGAAAATACGCAAAAGCAATCTCTGACAGATCTGGCATGGAGTTTCCATATAAAGAAATGGTCAGAGAATGGAATGGTGCTTTTGTTCATGTTTCAGAATACGAACCCAAACAACCACAATTAGAACCAAAACCAAATGGAGCAGATTCTATTGCGTTGTTAAATACAAGAACAGATAGAATAGAGCCAGCTACAACAGTAAGACTACCAAACAATCCTTTCGAAACATATCAAGCAAGTTCAGCTATCATAAATGTTTTTGCACCAGGTCATGGTTTAACTGACAGCACAACATATAGATTTAGAGGAGCACCTACAACTTCTCCAGGGACAGGAACTTCCACGAATCCTGTTTTTGCTTATGCTGCGATTCCAAACTTTGATGGCATAGCTGGATCAAATGTTGCAAAAGCAGCAGGATACACAATACGAACAGGAAAATATAAAGCTGGTGCAAGAGATGCATCAAATGATTATTTAACTAGTAATTTTTTCTTTTTTACAGTTGATACAAATACTGCTACAAGTGGAAATATAAAAGGAGGAGGTTATGGGTGTTCAGTAGGACCTATAACTATAGAAGCGTAATGAAAAAAATTTGGAATTGGATTAAAAATTTATTTATACCTAAATTAAGATTAGAAAACGAAGTTACAAAAGGTTATTGCGATGAGCATAGTAAATACAAACATCGTTGTCCTAAATGTAGAGAGTTAGCAGGAGTAGCATAGTGGCTTATACTTTAGATAATCTTAGAACTGATATTAGAAACTACACAGAGGTAGATGATAGCGTATTATCAAATACAGTATTAGATACTATTATCAAAAATACAGAAAACAAAATTTACAGAGAAGCTGATTCTGATGACAATAGATTCTATGCAACATCAAATCTACAATCTGGTAACAGATATGTAACTATTCCATCTGACCTAAGATTTATCAGATACGTACAATTAAAAGATGGCTCTGGTAACCAGGTATTTTTAGAAAAAAAAGATACAAGTTATATGACAGCTTTTTATGAAACACCTAGTACAGCATCAGGTTTTCCAAAATATTATGCTAACTGGGACGCTAATTTTTGGGTAGTTGCACCTACTCCAAACAGCACATTTGAAATAACTTTAGCTTACACAAAGCAACCAACTAGCCTTACAGATTCTTCTGTAAGCTCAAGTGGCACTTATGTATCTAACAAATATCAGGATTTACTTTTATACGGATGTCTGGTAGAAGCATATGGATACTTGAAAGGACCTGCAGATATGTTACAATACTATATGCAGGCTTATCAAAAAGCTTTAGCATCGTACGCGATCGAACAACAAGGTCGAAGACGCAGAGACGAATATCAAGATGGTGTTATTCGTACTCCTTTAAAATCACCATCACCTTAATAGGAGAACAATAAATGGCAAATGTAGTACCTGACTCTTTTAAAACAGACCTGTTAAAAGGAGAATTTAATTTTGATTCATCTGGTGGATCAACTTTTAAACTTGCTCTTTATACTAACATTTCTGGCCTAACAACAGCAACAACTGCGTTCACTGCTACGAATGAAGTTTCTACATCTGGAACAAACTATAGTTCAGGTGGTAATACTTTAACTAATAATGGTGTATCAGTATCAAGTAATATTGGTTTTGTTGATTTTGCAGATCTAACTTTTAGTTCTGTAACATTGTCTGCTGTAGGTGCACTGATTTATAAGAGTGGCGGATCTAACCCAGCTGTATTAGTTCTAGATTTTGGCGGAACAAAAACTGCAACAAACGGAGATTTCGTTGTTCAGTTTCCTACTGCTAACTCTTCTAGTGCTATTATTAGACTAGGCGACGCGTAATAAAAATTTGGAGTAGTAATGGCTTTAATAGTTAACGATAGAGTTAAAGAAACAAGTACAACTACTGGAACAGGAACTATTAACCTTGCTGGAGCTGAGCAAGGTTATGAAACTTTTGTTTCAGGAATTGGTACAACTAATACAACTTTCTATGCAATAGAAAATAATTCTGCAGGAGAGTTTGAAGTAGGTATTGGTACAGTTACTGATGCTTCACCTGATACTTTATCAAGAGACACAGTTATCTCATCATCAAATAGTGATAGCAAAGTAGATTTTGGGGCAGGTACTAAAAATGTATTTTGTACACTACCAGCATCGAGAGCTATGTCACCATCTATGACAG